TCAATTGGCTGGAATATCATCCGGTTAGATCGCAGAAACCAGGTGCACCGAATCTACCGATCGGGAACGTGATAATCGAATTCGTTTCCGGTGCTACCTACCAATATCGCAACGTGCCGAAAGCCGATGTTCTTTCGCTGATTCATAGCTCGAGCAAGGGCCGATTTGCGTATTACGAGATCAGGGGAGCAGGGCCAAGTCCGTCACGCAAGGGCAAGAGCCTTCCACCGTGGAATGACTTTCAAATGATCCGCGGACCGTGGCGATCGACATCCCAAGTGAAAGCAATGGTGAAGGCTAGAGAACCGCAAAAAGGCACTTTCGCTGCACGTCGTACCTACACTGTCCGAACCGGAACGCGATCACATTCAATACGCGGCTCCGGTGGCAAGCCTGTCGTTATATGAGGTGTGAATAATGCCTCAACAAGGATTGAATCCACGTCAAAGAAAGTTCTGTAGAGAGTACCTTTCGTGTGGCAACGCAACTAAGGCCGCTATCGCTGCCGGATACGAATCAGAATGGATCGACAAATACGCCTTCAGATTGTTGCGGAAAAGCAGGGTAAAAGCATATCTCGCTGAATTGCGTGAGCAAGCATCGGTAAAAGAAGAGATAACACCTGAGCGAGTTATACGTGAACTTGGCATACTCGCCTTCTCCGACATAACGAATTATGACGTTAACACTCAGGGCGAGCTCACGCTAAAACCAAAAGTCCAACGTGGTGCCACTCGTGCCGTCCAAAGTGTCACTTTTGATGAGCACATTGTGGAAGGCCGCGACGGCAGCGTGACCACTCGCCGCAAGAAGTCGGTGAAGGTACACGAGAAATCCTCCTCGCTCGATAAGCTCTGCAAGCACTTGGGCATCGCACTGCCAAAAGAGATGACGCCATTCGAGGCTCTTGTCTCTGCGATCCCACCCGAACTCATCCCGGCAATGCAAGCCGCGATGGCCAAGAAACTTTCCGAAAAAAAGCCGGAATAAGTGAACAGCGACCACGTCAGTGGCATACATAGGTAGTATCGGTGGTAGTCATGTCCCACCCCTACGAAATTGAAAGACGGTTGAAGAGAATTGAAGACAACGAAGATAAGGGCACCAAACATGTCTGAAACGTGGCAATCGGTCATCGCCATATCCGTAACCGCAGCGATAATGCTGGTCGTTTTACTGTCGTTTTTCACCAGCGATGCACGATCGGTAAGGCAACGAAAGATCGACCGAATTGAAACCAACATCAATTCCATATTCGATCGATTGTACGCAATCGAGGGCATTGTGCACGCCGATGTAAAAGCGTGCCCAACGGCCTCTCCCGAATCGTCCTACCGAAATGGCGTATTGCACGACCTGCGGCTTACCGAATTCGAACTGGTTTGTCTCAGACTTTCCGTACAGGTTTCAGGGCAATTGCTGTTGCCGACCGTGATGGTAGATCACCTCGGCAAACAAATCGAGCAACTTCTAGAAAAGGTCAACGGCGATGCTAAGTGACGATATTTGCGACTTCGATATTCGCGTCGGACATCTGGAGCGACATTGGCTACTAATCAGGTTGAATGAATTACTTTGTAGTAGCATCAAACCAATCGACATAGCCATCGCTGAATCGCTCTACAGAAAGTTGAAAGACCCATTGCAGCATCAACAGGAAGTTGCGGAAAGTGACGCCAAACTGGTTAGGGGGTCATGACGATGGGAAGTGAAGACGGACTCGACGAAGCGTTGGAGCAGCAAATCCGAAACGAGCATAAAAAGCTTGCCGAATACGAACGCGTGTTTCCAATCTACCTGACGCTTAGGCAATGGAGATACCTTCAATCGATAGTGACTATGTTTATCGAGAACGACCTGACGCTTAGGCAATGGAAATACCTTCAATCGATAGTGACGATGTTTATCGAGAACGACATGGCGTACACTCCAAATGGGTTAGAGATCGCAATGGAGATAGCCAAGAAACTAGCCAAGAAACTAGATGAGATTGACGCATGTCCGAAGCACTCGCCGAATTCCTGATCGACCACCTGACCAAAACCTATGGGCAATCCGCAGTAGCCGAAGCGTTCGCACCGAGGCCAACGGAACTGTTCAGACGCACGCTAAAGCCATCTCCGGACGGTCGGTTCATCACGCTGGATACCGACGGCGTTCCGGTGATCCATTGCCATCCGAAGCAATACCAACTGTTCGAATCGGACGAGCGGTTTGTCTTGGCACTGGCGGGAGTTCGGTCGGGAAAAACGAGTCCTGGCCCTTGGTGGCTCATCCGCGAGATAGAACGATGCGGCCCGGGGTTCTATATACTCGCTGCCCCATCGTATCCGCTATTGGACAAAGCCGCCGTCCCTGAACTACGTCACGCCTACGAGAGAATCTTGAAACTCGGTAAGATCGTCGGTGGTGCAAGCGGGTCGTTCGTGTTCTCGGAAGATGGGCATCGGCGATTGTGGCCCAACGTGCCATTCGAGGAACCAACGAGAATCATATTCGGACACGCCGACAAGCCCACAAGTCTTGCTGCAGTCACCGCGAAAGCCGCTTGGCTTGACGAGGTTGGCGTACCTGACTTCAAGCAAGAATCGCACGAGGAAATTCAGGCTCGCGTATCGTTGCATCGTGGCCGGATCCTGTATACGACGCGGCCGTATGGGTTCAATTGGCTCAAGACCGAGGTTTACGACAGAGCGGATCGTAACCGCCGCGGGGCAATCGTTGCAAGGGAAGCGGGAGAGATATTCCATTCATTCCCCGGCGATGAAGGTTATGCCGTCGTGGAATACGAATCGATAGACAATCCGATGTTCTCGAGGGAGGAATGGGAGCGGCAACAAAACATTCTTCCCAAATGGAAATTCGACCTGATCTACCGTGGTCGATTCACTAGACCCGCCGGTGCGGTATACGACTGTTTCGGACGTGATACGCACGTGGTGCCGTACGACGGGTTCAAGCTCAAGAACGGTTGGCCTATCCTTTGCGGTATCGACTTCGGGGCACCAAACTTTGCGGCCGTTTTCCTGTACGAGGAGATGATCGAGAACGAGGGACCGCACAATCGAAAGGCCGGCCAGTGGATGCCAACTGGCCGTTACGCGGCGTTCGCGGAATATCGTCCGCAAGTGAGCCACACGGCGAAGGAGCATATCGCGAACATGCGACGGCTTCTATCGCAGTACATCGAACCGCCGGAAGGTGCCGGTAAAGACTGGCTGGCCCCGAACCCCACTTATTGCGTCGGCGGGGCCAAGTCCGAAGGCCAATGGCGAAGCGAATTCGGCCACAATGGTTGGCCTATCATGGAGCCAGACCAGCGAGAGGTTGAAGTGGGTATCGACAGAGTATACGCGATGTTGCGTGAACGGAATCTAATGTGCTACGATTCGGTACCTATGCTGATCGAAGAGTTGGAGTCGTACGCGTACAAGATCGACGAAACGGGGGAACCGACGAATGAGATCGAAGACAAAGCGATTTGGCACGGAGCGGACAGTTTACGCTATATTTGTTCGTGGATAAAGAGAACCGGCGTTGGCACATTCATTAAGGTGATTTGATGGTAACCAAAGACGCAGTAACGCTATTCGTGCACGGCCGAATCGCCGACGCCGAACGACGCAAAGAGATCGCGTTGGCGTATTGCAGCGACCCACAGGTAAAAGCGTGGTTTGATCTCTGGGGAGCGAAGCCAGCGGAGATTACCGACTATAGGACCGGTACAATCGACTACGAGGTGGTTATGTCGCGTGAATTATACTTGCCAAAGGCACAAAAAGACGCCGAAGACAGCACGCATCTAACGACATTCCCATCCAAGACGCCGAAAGATTGGTGAGATCATGACATTCGAAACGGAAAACGGCACGAAAATTAGCATAGAGAAGGTATGTGGTTATATCGGCTTGTCGTTTGGATGGAGCGGAACGATTGTGTCCATCGACGACGCCGAGCGATTGGTATCCGCGTTGCATACCGAGATCGAACTGGCAAAACTGGAGGCGAGTAGAGATGGAGACTGAAAAGCCTGAAGGCGAATTGCGGTCAAAGTTGAATCGGCGTTATTCAAATCACACGCCGAAGCACGTGCCGATTTAATTAAAAACCTGAAAATGGCGTTGGCGTCGTACGAGAAGCCGAAGGAGGTATCCCTATCATACGAGCGAGCGAAGAAGCTAAACCGATTGATTCACTTCGCGATTCTGTTTCTTCGGCGTGATTTTCTGGAGTCCGAGTTGAACGACTTCGAAAGGGACAAGTACGAAAAGATATTGAACGAATTGGCCGACTTCGGTGATGAATTGGTAGCCGAACTTGAGGAGATCGAACGTGGCTGAGCCAACTGCCGAAATCGTTCTCGACGGCCACAAGTTGGAACTGTTTGAGATAATCCCGAAGCACAGTTACATCGTCAAGATGCCGAGCGACGACATGGACATCGGCGACCGGGACGCGATCATTGAGATGTTCAAGGGAGTGACCAAAAAGATTAAGGTGAATTTCATCCTCGTGCCCAATTACCTTGAGTTCACTGAAGCGACGGCATACGAAAAACTACTCGGAGATCTTGAGACAATCTCGGACGATTTGAAAGCCAAATTGGAGGAGATCAGGAATGGATGAACTGGACGATTACAACCTAGAAATACTCACGCCCCGTGACGTCGATCTGTGCCTAGCGATGGTGAAATGGATCGACACGGTACGCAAGACCTGCGACAAGAACTTTCTTCCGACGGAACCGGACATCGACAAAAGCCGACTATTTTGGCGTTGTCGGATGGGCAAAGATCCGTTGAAGTACGCCCCGCCAAGGGCCTATTCGTGTCCTTGGTACGAACTGATCGACGAGCCTAATCGGCCGCATTGGACGTACGACATTGTTCACAGAGGCGAGAAGGTGTACTTCGCACAATGCGGATACAAACTGGTTGAAATGGATGCCGAAGGTAAACCATCGAAAGTACAATTTGGTCCGTATCTATTTCGATGTTGGTACGGAGTATCGGCACACGATAAGGAACTTTTCGGATGGTGGCTGCAACTTGAACGAATCGAGGAATCCAATTGGATAACACCTACATAATCGCGTGGTCGATCATCGGTGCGTTGCTGTTCACCGCTGGCGTTCTTTCGGGCCGGTTCGCTGGCAAGGTAAAAGAGGAGCGTATCCTTACGGTCAACGGCATCCGGATTGAGACTTATAATCTCGTCCGTGGCGGCAGCTACGTTCTGAAAGTCCCGACCGATCACGAAATGTTTCGGGACGATAACGCGGTCCATGCCCTGCTTGAAACGCTTGCATGGTTCTCGGTGGATAAGGGGTTTTCCGTTGTGATGATCCCCCAAGAGTTTACTTTCGCCGACGCCGTGGAGGATGAATAGATGACCGAGATTGAAGAGAGCAGAGGAACGGGCCAAAGGTGGAAATTAAAGTATCGGCCCGGATTCGAAGTTGCCGGAACGCAACTGGAAATATTCCAGAGTCCGAATGGGCTAATATTCATTTTGAACATAGACGGAGAGACATGGAAATATGGCCCGTTTGACATCAACCTACAAAGCATCGGGCCGACGTTCGCTGTAAGGCGGGTATTCTGATACACTAACCCCTACCGTTATGGGGGTCGATCATGGGCTTGCGAAACAAAATCGGTGACATGTTGCAGCGGGTATTCCCGCCATCGAAAGATGCGGACCCGAATCACGATCGGCTGCAATCGCGGCGGCAGCAATCGTTCGCGACAGGTCACGCGATTAGCTTTCCGCGTAGCGACCACAATAACGAGAATCTGCACTTCCGCAATTGGAACTACGTCGCTGGCCATACGCTTGGGAAGCATATGTCTCAGGCGTCGGTCGTCGTGGGCTACGAAGAGGAATCGAATCAGGACACGGATTCCCCGGACTCGCCACAGCCGAAGATCAGAGCAATCCCAGATCATCCCGTAGCGAAACTGCTGAACAATCCAAACGGCGTTGATTCGATTCAAACGTTGCTGTATCGGTTCTCGGTGCAGTGCTCGAATACGGGCGGTGCGTACATCTGGGAACCGCGGAATCAGTTGGGATTGCCTATGGCATTGTGGGTGATTCCTCGAGGTTGGCTATGGCCGGTTCCGACGTCGGGATACGTTGGCGAGGCGATGTGGAGGTGCACGCCGAATACGGGCGTCTACAGCGGGTTTGGCTACTGGTCAAATGGCATGGTGCCGATGAGCCAATTCATGATCCCGGAAAGGGAACTGATTCGCATTGGCTATCCAGACCCGGTGAGTCCGGCAGAGTTCACATCGCCATTGGATGCTTGCAGCGACATTTTCGACATCAACGATCAAGCCGAAACGACGCTTAAGAATCTCTTGCTGAACGCCCCGAATCCGGGCATGATCCTATCGATGGTCAACACTAATCTGACGCGTGAAGAGATGGAGCGAATGGTGGACGTGATTCAACAAATGAAGGGAGGAGCGAATAACGCTGGTAAGACGATGTTGCTATCGGGCGTTGAAAAATACGAGATGGGTGGTGGCGATTCGACCAAGTTCGATACCAATCTCCGCGACCAGAATAAGGCGAATATTTTCAGTATTCATGGCGTACCAATGGCGGCAGGCGGTGAGATCACGGACACGGGCAGTTACTCCGCGTTTGCCGTATTGCTCAACGGGTTCTCGGAGTTGAACGTGCAACCGCGGCTTGACCTATTCGGTGGCCATTTGACGATGCGGTATCGACGCCGGTACAACGATGACAAGTTGGTCATCAAGTTGCACGCCAAGCGGTTCGACGATCCATCGTTGAAGATGCAGAAGGGGCAATTGGCGGTCGCACTGAATCGGCAGGGCATGACGATGACGGTCAACGAGGGGCGTGCGTTCGTGGATATGCCGCCGTTGCCGGATGGCGATGTACCGATGAAAGACCAGTCGCAGCAACAGGCGATGCAACCGGATGCGTTGGGACAATTGCCAACTGACCAATCGACGGGCGTCAATGGCACGCCGAACGATAATGCTTTCGACGAGTCGGCTTTCGCTCTACCTGATGACGAATCGGCTGGAATGCCGAACCCGTTGCAACAGCGAATGAAAGGGTTGAACGGGGTTTATCTGAATGGGAATGGGGTGCACAAGTGAACGCATTACACATGACCGAAGCGAAGAGCGACCTATCCGAGTACGAGGAGGTTACGGGGTCGTATACGTCGCTCGCCAAGAAGTTAAATCTACCTGTCCCAGACGACATTAGCATTAGCGTCACTATTGGAAGCAAAACAGTTACGGTGCCGATTGAGTGTATGGCGGCGTTCCATGCCTTGATTCAGAAGTTGCCGATCGAATTGCAACGTGAACTCGTGGGGTTGAAATGAACGCATTACCGTGGCTGACAAAGGCACTCGAAGGAACCCCGCCGGCAAAGGGGGGCGGGAAGTCGGGTATATTCCGAGACCGGTCCGGGAAGCGGTATAAGTTGGACCGAGGCAAGCGGGTGCCGTTGGGTAACGATAAGGCGAAAGCGGCGAACGCCAAAGGCTCAGTAAAACCTGCGTTGCGTCAGGCGTCCGAGCGTCGTGCACAACCAAACAAAGTTGGACCGGTTCAACCGGCGATGCGGCAAGCGGAAGGAACGCAACCGGCGACGCCCCAAACGCCAAGCAAACCAACTTCCCCCGCGTTACCATCGAAGAACGCCCCGCCACAATTGCCACACGAGCGAATGGGATCACTTTCGGCAGCGGCAGGCAATAATCTGGTGATGGCGGTCCAGAGCGGGAAACAGGACGATATTGCCCATGCCTACGAGATGGCGAAACGTCAATTCAAAGCACACGAGGCGGCAGGATTGGCGGAGTTGAAACGTCAGGCACAGCATCGATACGGTAACGGTTCCGCGGCCAAGCAAGCGTACAAACAAGCGGCGTTACGGTTCCAAAGCCGGATGCAACAGAATTACCAACGGCTTGCGACCATCGCCGGAGCGGGCAAGAATTCACCTCCAGCGGCATCGTCTGGACAACCGGCACCGACTACGGCAACGCCCCAACAAACGCCACCAACGGCAGGTAGTCCGGCGACACCACAACGACGCCAAGCGGTTCCTCCACCGTTGCCGAATCAGGCACAACCGGCACAACGAGCGGCTACACCTCCGCCATTGCCAGCAAGGACACAGGCAACGACCCCTCCGTTGCCCCAACAAGGCCAACAAAGGAAACTTCCGCCACGACTTCCGCAGAGCAAGAAAAACCCACGTCCGGAAGCTGGATCGGTCGATCCAGCGGAGAAAAAAGCGTACAACATCCGCATCCGGAAGATGAGCCACAAGTTGAAAGACCATATTCGCCAGAACGGGATGCAGGGATTGGCCGGAGCATTGAAGGCCGAACTGGGCGGCAATCCACTCTTGCGTCGTCAGTTCGCCGAGAAGATTGGCGTATCACCGAACGCCGGCCCTAACGAGATGGCGAGAGAGTTCGCGGCGTTGCACGGTACCAAACAGAAGAAACAAAAGCCCAAGCGGTCGGCGTTGGCTCAAGTGTTCGGCATCAAAGACTTTCAGGCACAGCTAGAATTCGGCGGTAAGGTGCCGTGGATTGTTAAACGCCCCGTTTCTGATATTGTGATGTAAACGCAATTGGGAGAGCGGCTATGAACTGGTCTACTATCGACGGGTGTTTCAAGGCG